TACTTCTGGTCGATCCAACTGAGAATGGCTGGCTTCGGTTGGCTAATTCAACTGCTAGGAGTCGAGCGTGGCGGCGGACCAATATCGGCAAGCTCATACTAGCGAACTTGTTGAAGTTCGCGAGTATCTCGTCCAATTCCTTGGTATCAGATTTGATTTTTGCTGCCATTCCCTATGTTGTTAAATGCTTTGTCAATTATGTCATCCGCGGATTCATAGTCATCGTATGAAGTCATCCGCTCGCGCATAATCCCTTCCTTCAAACATTGAGCATCGATGATCTGCAAGCCGAGTGCCAGCGGCACCTCATCCATGATCTCGTTGTATCCCCACCCGGTAGCTGCCGCAAGCTGATGCACATACGAAGCGATCCAGATGGGTGTGGCTAGTTTTTTGAGCCGTTGCCTTGGTATGGGACGAATCCAGTTGATGTAGCGGCTGAGTATTCCTCGAAGGCTCGATTCATAGCCTCGGCGAGCGGCTCCATCTCGTTGTGGTAGGTAAAGTTCTCATCCATCCAGTCATCGACCGCAGCTTGGAATTTGTCCTTGTCGCTGACGACCGCGCTCACTTCTTCTTTTGATGCGCTGTGAATAAAGCCGAATGCCGCGGTCTTCTGGAAAATGTCTTGATTGTCATTGCCGACGATCCCGTTCCGCATCATCTGGGAAAAGGTCCGGATCGTGATCGGCCGCAGATTCAACTTTGCGATCTTCTCATCTGTCTTGACCGCTCCCCGGGTCAATACTTCCTCGTCTGTCATCAGTTCGATGTTTTGTTTTTTGCTCATAATTTATAGGTATGGTTTGAATTGTTCTTTCTGCTCCTGCGTTGCATCCTCGCGGATTGCGATCGATCGACCGTTGCGCTTGATCACGACGTTGCGTGGAGTGTTGCGAATAAGGCTGATTAGCTCATCGCGATTGCCAAGTGCCTCGCGGATGTAGTTGATCGGGTTCTCTGGATCCGCTGCGCGGAGCGCGTCGCTGCCTTTGGTCATGTCTCGATAGACATCCATGGCTTTGCGTCCTTCCTTGTTGCGAGGCTCAAACCAGAAAACGGTCGACTCCTCGCCATCATCGCGGATCGAGCGAGTGACTGGCGGCGTCAGTAGATCAAAGCCAAGCGTCACCAATGCGGTCGCGGCTTTCAGATTCGTCGTGTGAAACATTTCTCGGCTCATAATATATTTGCCGCCTATTCAAACCCAGCGGCAGGGTTGTTTAATGATTAGGCAGTCATCGTTTCTGCGTATTGAGTGCAGGAAACTGAAACTTTTTTGAACTCGCCTTGTGCGTGTGATTCGTTGACGGAATCGACGATCACGGTGCCGCCGGTTAAGCCATACGAACTGGTATCGTTTGCGAGGGTCAAAAGGTTTGCGACCTCAAACTCGGTCGTGCCGTTGATGAATCCATCAAGGGTAATCGCTGCGGTGATGCCGCTATATGCGACTGCTACAACTTCGTTCTCAGCATCGCGCACCTCGGTCTTAACCGGGCTGACGTTGCGTGAGTAGTTGGTGAGAATAATTCCGGTTTCGTTCGTAAGTGCGAAAACTAAGTCAGAAGCCGATGCTGCGGTATATACTGTTGCTGCCATGCTTATGCACGGCTGTCAAATTTCAGTTTGAATTAACCGGCTTAATTGTCACGATACACTCCGCGGTAAATACTGTGTCGATCATCGAATCGTTCCAGTCCTGCGTCGATCCTTGATAAAGCCAGTTGAAAATCACAAGGCTTGATTCGTCGCCGAGAGCCACAATACTGTTCGGATCCTGTATCGATTGCTCGATGGCTTCGAGGTGTTCATCAAGATCGGATTGCTCGACGTCGCCGGCATGGACACGGTAGAGGATCGATACCTGGCAGACGATCACGTTCCAGAGCGCCTGAGAATGTGCCGACTCGTTGGTCACTTCGACCGCGATTGTCGGCAGGGTAGCCAGCTCGAGGCGCTTGGCATCGATCACCTCGATGTCTGCGGCTGGTTTGTAGATCGTGAGATAGTCGATCAGGATTGATTTGAGCTGCCTCTGGATGTTCATTTGTTTATATCTGTGAGAATGAAGTGGACCGCGATCGTTCCGACCCTGACTTGATTGATCCGATAATCGGATCCGTCGAGAGTGCATCGCTTATTGACAAGGCTTTTCGGATTGGTCACGTCGGCAGGCTGCGCGCAGGCGATCACATCATATTCGGCAGTCAAGCCTACATCGTCGCCGATTGTCGATTTTGTCACGTCGTCGATCACGACCTTAAAGGTTTGTCCGCTGACGGTCATTGTGACCGTGCCGAGCATCGCATCAACCTCGTCAAGTGCGCTCAAAAGGAAACTATCAATTCCGCTCATCTATAAAGCCAGCTTGTCAATAAAAGCACAAAGCCGCCCCCATTTCTGAGGACGGCTTCTTCACTACTACATGAACACTAGAAGTTAGTCGGTTAACAAGCAGATATGCTCTGGCTTGATCACCTTGGCACCCCAAAGCACGCCGATCTCGTAGTGGACCATGCGATAGCCAGGGTAGACAGCAAGCTCGAAGCTCAGTCCGCTGCGTGGGTCGGTGATGACTTCGCGCATAAGAGCGAGGTCATTGCCGCTGAGTGGCACAGCTGGGAGGCGAGTTGCAAGAACGATTGAGTTGCGGCTGAAAGCTGCGTTCGCGTCTTGTGCGGAAAGGACAGTCACGGGATCGTTGTTGGCGATCGCTTTGATGAGACCCGGTGCAGCGATTGTGATGTCGCCGTCGCCGTCTCCAGCGAAGCCAGTCACGACCATATAGCTGTTGCCGCCGATGGTCACGAGCGATCCTGCTGGGATCGTGCCGGTGCCGGTATCAACGTGGAAAGTGGTCGTGCCTACTGGATAGCCAGCCACAAGGTCGACAAGGTAGCCGGTGCCAGTTGCGGTTGCGGTCAAGCCGACTTGAGCGGATTCGCGAACAGCGAAGCCCATGAGGTTGCTCAGAACGCCTTGGCGAAGCAGCGAGTCTTCTCCAGAATCACCAACGTTGGTGAGCTGAGTCAGACCGCGCATTGCTGCGGAGGCAGTCGTGTTGAGAACCATGTGACGGTCGCTGAGTGGAGCGCCGCGGTCATCGAGGAACTTCTTCGCGAAGGCTGCATCTTTCAGGCTTGCGCTGAAAAGAGTGGTTGCGTTCGGTGTGATACCACCGGAAGCGCCAAGTGCGGCTGCGTCAGCGAGGTCGTTCTCGATCTCATTCACGGCTGCGCGATAGGCTTGAGCGATCTGATCTTGAGCAACGGAAAGAGTTCCGGCGCCGGCGTTGACCGTGTATTGCTCTTCGGCGGTCCAGCTGAATGGGAATGCACGAGCTTTGCTGATCGTGATCGCGTCGTTGCCGACGGTCTGATAAGCTGCGGCTGGGAATGCCATTGCTGCTTCGATGTCTTTCCCTGCGGTGTTGGCAGCGGTTTTGAAAGAACGAACGTTTTGACCAACTGCAACACGATCGACAGAAGCGTCACGAGTTACGGATGGAATGAATCCCACGAGTTCGCGAGATACGACATCCAACGCAGCGTAGGCGTCGGATACTAGGTTTGTGAGGGTGTTAGGCATATTGTTATTTGATTAGAGATTGAGATTGATTACTTGATCTTTCCGCCTTCTTTGATGAACGACATCCGCTTGTGCGGGGTCATTGCATTGAATGCTTCAAGAGTCATTGATTTGATGGATTCGCCATCGTCATCGTTGAGATTAACGGCTTGTGGATGTCCGTTTTGTGCGAGGAGTTCAGCTGCTTTGATCGCTGCCTTCTCGTCGACCGATTGAATTTCTGCTTTCAGGTTTGCGATCTCCAGATCCTTACCTTCGACCAATGCTTCGATCTCGGTGATCTTAGCTTGTGCCTCGATCAGATTGCTTGAGACGATCGCGTGATCTTGGATGGATGTTTGAAGCTCAGAGATTTGATCTTGTGCTGATTTGAGTTCGGCACGGATCGAGTCGGCTTCCTGAATTGCGGCTTCGATCTGTTCGATTTGATCGTTGTTTGGGAATAGTTTTGCGAGAATGCTCATATTGTTCTTTGCGCTGGTGTCAAATTTTACGATCTCATCGGCGAACTTACGATCGACCGCTTCCTTCGCGCCCATCCATGTTTCCTTCTTCATTAGCTCCCGCATTTCTTCGGGTTCTGCTCCGGTCCGGTTGGCATAGATAATCGAGATTTCCTCCGAGATTTCTTCAAGATTCTTAGCTGCTCTTGCGTGGTCTTCGCTGTCGCCAGATACGGTCTGAGATGCTTCGTGAATCATGATGCGACCGCCTTCGACGATCTTGACCTTGTTGGCTGCCATGAGAATAACGCTGCCCATCGAGGCTGCTAGCGTGTTGACCGTGGCGATCACCTCAACTCCGCGGCTGCGCATCTGCATCAGCGAGTTGTAAATCCGATAACCATCGAGGACGCTGCCGCCGGGCGAGTTGATCTCGATCTCAAGAGTTTCGAGTGCGTCGTCGGCTGAACATTGGAATCCTCCGATTGTCAGGTTTTCGACGACTGCTTGGTTGCCGTATTGCTTCTCGATCTCTCCGATCAAGTCGTCAGCGCTCCAAGGCGTGACTGCGTCGTTGAGCTTGACCTTGCCGATTTTGTTGTTGATTTGGATCTGCATCTTACTCTCACTTTCGGTGTCAATTTGTCGGCTCTTTTCGTTAGCCCATGATTGCCCAGCATCTCCGCCCCACAAAGCCCATGCGATCCTGCCGGCTGACGGGTATCCTTCCTCTCCTGGCGAAAATCCCTGCCCTTCCTTGTCGACCTCGTGCCTCGCGAAATAGCTGACCATTCGACTGATCGTGTCAGGAGATAAGTTCCTACGGTTGCTGATGTCTCTGGCTCTGGCGACTCCGACTTCGGTTCCTCCGCGATTGTATTCCTCGCGCCATGCAAGACCTCGGCTCGCCTCTTCAGCCATCGCCTCAGTTGGTTTGAAATCAATCGGCATTTGTTTGCTGTGCTGTTTGTGCGTTGTCTGGATCCGGCTGGTCGTTCGGTGTCATCATGGCAATCTCTCGCGCATCGATCTGAACGCCGTATTTATCCTCGATCTCCTTGACGATAATCTGACGCAATGCTGCCTCCTCCGCTTTCATGCGGACCACATCAGAGTATTTTTTGCCCATCGCTGCTGTGATGTCTCCGGCAGACTTAAAGCCTAGCTTGTATGCCGACTCGAGTTCCTTCATCACGCGGCCGTCATCGATCGTTAGCTTCGGCGGTGTCGAAAACTCCCACTTATACCAGTCAGCAGACTGCGGTAGGTCGCCGCGCTTCTGTGCTTTCGCGACCGCGTAGGACACGATCCGTCGAGCTGCGTAGAAAAGAAGATCTTGGCGATCCTCGATAGCACGTTGAGCCATCGCGATCTCGGTGCGTTGTGCTGTGCCTCCACCGACTCCATGACCGTTGTAGAAAGCATATGGCCAGTTCAAGCCGGCATACGCGGATTTGAGAAGTCGGTCGTGGAAGTCCAAGAACGGATTGCCCGGTCGGTTGTTGACTAGCGTCTCGATCTTGCCGCCGCTGTTCGATTTGAAATAACGAACCGTGCCGCCGTCCATGCTCTCGACGACCATGCCCTTATTTGCGCTCTCGCAGTTGCCGAGGAGCATATTCCGAGGATCTTCGGTGTCGGCGCCTCCGGTATCGTTGTATTCGATGAGACTGATGCTGCTCATCTGCATCATCGCCAAGCGTTCCCACTCGGTAGATTGGATGATGTCCCGGCAGTCGTTGAT